CTATCGTGTGTCAAGTTTGATGCTCCAGATACATCTAATCTATATGGGTTATAGTTTGCACTAGCAGATGTATCATAAGCCTTACCTAAATCTTTAAAACCGCCAAAGTTCTTTATGCTTGTATTAGAAAAGCCAAAAGGTGTTCCTGCTGTCATTACAGAAGTACAATCTATTTCTGGTATATTATCTATAGTTGAATTGCTAAACATACCATTTATTGAACCATTTTTTGATGTATCAATGCCAGATAAACCTGTTATTTTTGTGGCAGAACAACTATCAAACATATTATTCATACTTGTCACTTTTGATGTGTCCCAACCTGTTATATCTATTTCATCAACATTAGTTTGCCTAAACATATATGTCATAGTTGTTGCAGAAGATGTATCAAATGTAGTTAAGTCTAATTTGTCCCATTTTGGCACATTTAAACCCATTGTATTAAACATATAAGCAAAATTGTCGCAACTTGATGTATCTAGGTTTTCTAAACCTATAATTCTTTTTAATCCTAAACAAGCAAACATACTACTAAAATTGGTTACTGCCGATGTATCTACAGAAGATTTTATTTCTATTTCTTCTCCTGCAAAGCCACTAAAAGCATAAGCCAAAGAAGTGCCTTGTATATCTTCCATAACTGTTTTTTTGTATCTTTTACACCAACTACCCACATAATTTGTTGATGCATTATAATATTTAAAATTAGTATAGGTACTATCGTCTTGTACAGATGTAGTTATATTAACTTTTGACATTCCATCATAGCCTTCATCTGGTGATACTTCTGTACTCCCATTACTTGTTATATTAACACTTTTTGTTTGGAGTGTAGAGCCTCCTCCACCTCCACCTGCTTTCTTTCCTAGTTTATAACTAAATATGTCCATATATTATATCTCCTTCCATTGTAGATTTTCTTTATCAAACATAAATACTTTACCTGTATCTATTTCAATGAATACTGCTCCATTACCTACAGGTCTTCCACCTAAAGTTGTTGGCTTATCATCTGTAGAAAGCCCCCTTAATTCTAGTCCTCTTGTTTCTCCACCTTCAGTTGCTTTTATATCATTATTTTTATAAATAGAAATCATATATCATTCTCCTTTCATTTTTTTATTTCTATTATTAACTTACTGTCCAACCTTTATCGGTTGCTATTTGTATTTCAGCAGATGTTAATTTTGCTAGGTTTATACTACCTAATATAAGTTTTTGTGGTTGTACTCCTTTGCTTGCTATATCATATATGCTGTTAATTATATTCATTAAACTATCGTGAGTTAATTGATTACTATAACTAAATGATAAAGTATAATATGAATAATTTGCTGGCTGAGATGTATCATATGCTTTACCTAAATCTTTTAAGCCACCCACATTTTTTAAAGAAGTACATTGATAAAATGCTCCTGTACCAACAGCAGTTACATTATCACAATCAATTATTCCTATACTTTCAAGAGCATTACACCCAGAAAAAGTATTATATATTTCAGAACTTGAACTTGCATTTATGTTTGGTATGTTTTTTAATTTTTTGCAACCACTAAACATTGAACCTATTGACTTTGAGCCAGAAAAGTCTTGATTTTCCAAGCCTATTATAGTTTCAAGATTAGAACAATCATAAAACACATCAGTAGAATTTGTAGATAAGCCCCCTATTTTTATTTTACTAATATCTAGTTGTTTTACATTAGAACATTGATAAAATAACATAGCAACTTTTGTTCTTGTGATTGTAGGGTCAAATTCACTCAAATCTATATTTTCTGCTTTACAATTCATAACAAAGGCAGTAAGGTCTTGCTTTGCAGTATTTATTTTTATACTTTTTATTAGGTTTTTCCAACCACCTGTATTTTCTGATACAGTTTTGTTTGTGCTTTCATAAAAATAATCTGTATAACTACCCCCACCAGAAGGTAAATTATCTATAGCAGTTGCATAATTATCTATTGTTCCACTAACTGTTCCACCTTTATTTTCTATTGCTGTTTTTATGTCTGCTTTTGCATTTTGTAATCTTGTTATTTCACTTGCTATACTCATACTATATGCCTCCTAGCAAACTTTCTATATCTCCTAGCATTGTATTTATATAAGAGACATCGTATACATCTCCAGAAGTAGTTGAAGTTGTTGTTTTAACTTTACTTGTATCTAGTTTTCCTGATATATCTTGGTGTTGTGTTAAATAACCTGCATCATTATTAAAAGCACTTACATTAGTTGGAACTGTAGGTATTACTATACCTAAATCTTCAGTTGTTTTATTGTCTTGTAGAGTTATACCATTTATTGATGGTTTATTATCTAGGTTATTATAATCACTTTCTATTCTAACGCCACCAGCACCTACATTTATATCTATTTGAGGTATATTTGTTTCTATATTCATATTACCCTCCTATATTAACTCAAAACCTTCATCGTCTACAAGTGTATCAAGCAAAACTCCTTCTCTGTATGCTTTAATACTATAGAAATAAAAGTTTTTTGTCAGTTTATCACTATCTTCTTTACTTAATTCAAAAGTAAAGGTATATTTGCCACTATCTTCTGTTAGTGTATATTCTTTTTCTATCACATCATCTATTGTAAAAAGTATTTTATCAGTTGCTTGTAATAGTTCTCCAGTAAGGTTATAAACTATTGGTAGTCCATAATCGCCTTTATTCATTATTATTTTTTTACCTTTTACTGTTATCATATTTCCTCCTTTTTAATAATAGTACCCTTCTATTAAAAATACATTTGCATTTACATCATCATTACCTGTTGCCGCAGTACCATATAGACTTGTTTGTCTTAATACTACAAAACTTGTTTTATCTGCTGATACTGCACAAGTAAGTGTTGCAAGTCTATTGTTATCATTTGGCTTTTGTACTACTATAGAACCTACATAATTACCACCATAAGCAGATATTGCATTTCTACTATCTAAAGACATTTCAAGAACTATTGCTGGTGTTGTACTAGCACTTGCAGTTGTTCCTGATTTTTGCCCTGCACAAGAATATATCTTTATTCTTTTAAATGGCGTCATATCTAAATTAGTAAGTTGCCAAGTAGGACTTGCTGATAAGTTTGCTTGTACTGCTTTTAAATAATCTGCTGGTGTATTGCTTTCCCATATTACTACAGGTTTTACAAAATCTTCTATTGCTTTTATAGAAGGATATTTGTCTATGCTTCCTGTATCTGTTAGTACACTTTGAGATTTATTACTTATTATTTCACTTGTAGTTATTGAAGTTGTAGTTAGTATACTTTGTGGATTTAATGTGAATACCATTCTTCTCGGGATACCTGCATATTCAATATCTGTTATAAACTTAATATCTCCTGTATTAACATCTGTCACTTCTACTACTTCTGCATAAAATCTTGTTGTATTCCATACTACATCTAAATAATCTTTTTCTTTAGGGTCTGTTAGGTTATTTTTAATTGTATTGTAGTTTATTGTAGAAGCATAAGTATCAACTGTTCCATCTGGATTTAAGAATACTAAATGGTATGTTGGTACTACCACATTGTCATCTACATACTTTTTATTAGCAACATCATAATTGCTATTAGGTGTTCCTATATTTCTTATTATTGGTTTGTAGTTTGTACTACCTGCATAACCATTTAATGTAAGTACAGTTCCTAAATTAGTGTCTAGTGCTTTATTAAAAGTTATACCACTATCATAATCTGGGTCATCAATATCTAATGTTAATGTTCCATCTATTTTAACATTGCCACTTATTTCTCCACCTGTTTTATCATATTTACCACTTATATCTTGGTGTTGAGTTAAGTACCCTGCATCATTTGTAAATGCACTTACATTTGTTGGTACAACAGGTATTGTAGGTTTGTTTGTTAAGTCATTATAATCTCCACTAAACAAATCTGGTTTATCTGTTAAATCATTATAACTACCACTAAATAACTCTGGCTTATTTGTTAAATCGTTATAATCGCCACTAAAGTCGCTTTTATTATTCCAATTAGTTATATCTGTGTCTGTTATGTTATATGCTGGGCTTTGAGTAAATATAGGGTCTACTTCTTCTCCTGGTCCACTTCCGCCTATATAACCAGCATTTATTATTTCTCCATTTGATAAAGTGATATATAAGTAATGGTCTATTATTTCTGCCTTTACTACACTTACACCATCTTTACCATTTTTACCAGATAGCCCTACTGTGTATTGTCCTTTAACATTACCAGCATTTATTGTCCTACCATCTGTTAGAGTAGTTATTAAATCTCCTTTTTTATCTATTCTAACATCTAGTACTCCTACACCATCTTGTCCATTTTTACCTGGTATTCCTATTCCGTCTTTCCCATCTCGTCCATCTTTACCATCTTTTCCATCTCTACCAGAAGGTCCTGTAAGTCCTATATCTCCTTTTGGCCCTGGTCTACCATCAATTCCATCTTTACCTGGCAAACCTCTATCGCCTTTAGGCCCTACATCTCCTTTATCACCTTTTGGTCCTGGTGTAAGTTCTATTGTATTTATTCTTTGTTTTAATTCTCTTTCTAGATTATTAGCGTCTGTTATTATTTCTATTTGTATATCTTTTATATCTTTAATTGCTTTTTCTGTATTGATTTTATTTCTATCTATTTCTTTTTGGTCTTTAGATACTTCTTTTTGTAAATCTTTTAAGTTATCGTTTAAAACTTTTATTGATTTAATTATTCTTAAATTAGTTTCCATAAACTATAACCCCATTTTTTTCAATGCAGAATTAACAATTTTATTTTCTCTTTCTTTTTTATTCTCCTCGTCTTCTACAGGGTTTCCACCTAGTATTTGTTCAACACTCATATTTTCTTCTTTTATTTCTTCAAGTGCTTTTTTACTTTCTTCTTCTGTTTCATCTGGTTTTAGCCATTGTCTTACTTCTACATCACTTATTATTCCTTTGTTATTTGCATAAGTAAGTTGGCTCCATTCTGCTTGTGTATCTTCTAGTAAAGCATAACTCCACTCAAAACTTACATCATATTCTCCTTGTGGTGATAAGTTATAAGCATTAGCAAGTACATTACAAGCATAGAAGAAGTCTTCCATACCTTTTTCAATATTAGACCTCATATCGTCACAAATAGTGAACGTATCATACATACTACGTTTTATTTCAGTAGCAGTAGCATTTGCTGTATCTACTTCACTTAATATTCCGTATGATGTACCTATTTCATGTTCTAGGCGTTTATATAGTTCTTGTAGTCTTTCTGTATAACTTCTAAAACTAGGGTCATATACTTCAAAGTTTTTATCTTTTTCATCAAAATTAAACTTTCTATATAGTCCATTGTCTGGTAAATCTGTTAGTTCGCCTTTACCATTTGCTTTAAATAATGTTACATCTACTCCAACAAAAGGCCTTTTTAATCTAAATTCATCAAGTATTTGTTTCATTGTTTCTTTTATTTCAAGTATTGTAGCATCACAGCCATAAGTAATTGGTACTCCATACTTATCATTAGACTTTCTATTGTTAATAGGTGATTTAATATAGCCAAATAATGCTCTATCTACTCCTGTAATAACTTGTTTTAGCATTATATTCTTCCAGAAGTCTGGTACTGATATTTCTTTACCTGTTTCATCGCTAAACTTTTGTTCTATAATACAGTTTCCATTTTCTAATCTGTAATTAGTCCATCTTATATAGATTTTAGAATTACCTATACCACTACTTATT